AATTTGATCTGTCTACGCCTTGGGATATTTCTACTGCGAGTTTTTCTTACGCCTACACACCGCAAGGTGGCTGTCAAGGAATAAATGCTGCTAGCTTTTCCTATGACGGCACCAGAATGCTGATTGCTGATTCTGTGGGGACAGATCAAACTTTTGCTTATACCATTGGCTAAAGTGCTGCAGCGGAACCCATGAGCATGTACGTCAAAGTCCTTGATAGCGGCTCGGTAATTTTCCCTTACCCGCTTGCCAGTCTCCGCCTTAAGCACCCCTCTGTCTCTTTCCCCACCGTAATTGACGAGGAAACACTGGCGCAGTATTCGGTGTATCCGGTCATTGCCGTGCAAGCCCCAAGCTACGAACCTCTTACGCACAGCGCCACATCGACTGTCGAGAAGGTGAATGGGCAATGGACTCAGGTTTGGAAGGTCACCGAGCTAGAGCGCGAAGCTGCTGAGGCAAACATCAGAATGTCTCGCAACCAGCTTCTTCAGAGTTGCGACTGGACGCAGCTCGCGGACAGCGCTGTCGATAAAGCCACATGGGCTGCATACCGCCAAGAATTGCGAGACATCTCCTTACAATCTGGATTCCCCTGGAGCGTGGCATGGCCACAATCGCCGGCTTGAGCCTTGGCTTTCTTTTGCTGATGGGCTATAGCCTGTTAGCCATCAACCCTCGCGCTGACGATTGATGGCTGTCAAATCCAAGACTGCACTGGGGCGCGTCGATCACAAACCCGGTCGCCCCAAGAAAACACGTCAGGGTCAAGGGCAACATAGTGTGCCCAACCACAACCGCAAAAAGATGCGGGGGCAGGGTCGCTAGGCTGTATTCGTGGTCATTGCTGCCATGATTGAAGTCATAGCCGCAGTGGCCGGCGCATCTATTACTGTGGCCGCAATGGGCGCAGCGGGATTTAGTCGCAAGTCGGACGAAGCACGAGATGCCGTAATCAGGCTTACAAGTGCCGTCGAGCATATTGCAACACAATTAGAAGTATTGCATTCAGATATTAAGGAAGATCGCAAGGAGTTTTTCTCGCGTCTTAATACCGTTGAGCAAAGGGTCTCTAAGCTGGAAGTGCGTCCACCCTCTTGTTAGCAATGGACTTTATTCATCATCCGGCATTCTGGATAGTTGTAGCTGCAGCCTCTGAGCTGATCGCTCTGTCCCCCTTGAAGGACAACAGCATCATCCAGCTTGTGTTTCATGCGCTGCGTGCGCTGAAAGGAAAAAAGCTCTGATCAGCTTCGGCAAGCCAGGCTGGCAGCGTCGATTGGAGCAGGCCATCAGGCAATGGTGGTTTGAGCTAACGCTGCCGGCCAAACTTGATCAAGCTGAGGCAGAGTGGCACGCAACGCAATCGCCTGCGATCGAGCCGCCTGTCATCATTGAGCACCCGGTTGATCCTGAACTGCAAACCGGTGATAGCCGCCTCCTCGGTGGCGCAATGAGTATTCACGCACCCTGGAGCGATGACGCAAAACAGAATCCGCCTACTTGATTTATTTAAGTATTACAAAGCATTGCCGCATCAGCTTGCGGCGCTTGCCGAGCTTGAGGAGGCCATCAATAAAGCCAATCCCCATATTCTTGGTCGTGATCAAAGTTGGTTCAAGACTTGGAGCCAGGGTGGCAGGCAGGGTGACTATGCCGCTGCCATAAAACTGATTAAAGAATTTGAGGGCTGCCATCTCACCGCTTATCCCGATCCGCTGTCTGGCGCAGAGCCATACACAATTGGCTATGGCACCACGCGCTATCCCGGTGGCCGCTTCGTTCAGCGCGGCGACAAAATCACCGTGATTGAGGCCGATATGTTCATGCGAACCGAGGTTGATCGGATTGCAGCCAAGCTTGCTAGCACCGTGCTGTTCTGGTCCGAGATGACGGACAGACAGCAGTCCGCACTTATTTCGTTTTCTTACAACCTGGGCAGCGGTTTCTACGGCGCTGTCGGTTTTGAGACTATTAGCAAACGCCTGCGCGAGCGTGATTGGAATGCGGTGCCAGCAGCACTTGAGCTTTATCGCAATCCTGGGACTAATGTCGAAGCTGGCTTGTTGCGCAGGCGGCGTGCCGAAGGTGAGCTTTGGCGTTCCGGCCCCCCCCGCAAACCTGAAATTCAGCAGGATCCCGCCAAGCTGACGCCCGAGTCACCATTCACTGCGCGGTTGACTCCCCACATAACGGTTGGTGAATTTGCGCTTAATCAAGAAGAAAGGCGCTTTAACTATCAGTATCAGCTGGATATTGCTGCTGAGCTGGCCGCTTTCCTTGAGCGGGTGCGCGTTGCGTTTGGAGGTAAGCCCATTGTCATCACTAGCGGCTACAGACCAACCCTTGTCAATCTCATGGTGGGTGGCGCTAGCGGCAGCGAGCACCTGTTCAACAAAGGTGAAGGCGCCGTTGACTTTTATGTCGAGGGCGTCGACATCTACAAGGTTCAGGAGTGGTGCGACAAGCATTGGGACTTCAGTTTGGGATACGGTGCTCCAAAAGGTTTCGTTCATTTAGGAATTCGTTCTGGGCGTCCTAGGGTGCGATGGGACTACTGAATCCGAATGATCCTTCACGACAAAGAGATCCAGCGCCTCATCGAAGAGGAGCGGATGATCGAGCCGTTCGAGCCTGAGCTACTGAATCCAGCATCGCTTGATCTCAGGCTTGGCAACAACATCATGGTGGAGGTGGAGCACACGTCAGAGCTGCAGCTTCAGTCAATTGCGCACTGCAGTGCTGAGAATCCCTACTGGTTGGCTCCAGGTGAGTTTGTTCTCGCTGAAACACGCGAAACATTCAACATGCCAAATGATGTATGCGGTATGTTTTGCCTTAAATCTAGTCGCGCGCGTGAGGGTTACGAACACAGTCACGCAGGATTTGCTGATCCCGAATGGTGCGGAAGCAAACTAACCCTTGAGCTAGTTAATGCTCGCCGCTTGCATTCTCTTCCTTTATATCCTGGCCTGAAAATTGGACAAATGGTTTTTGTCATAACCGCCGGGATCCCTGATATCAGCTACGCAGAAGTGGGACATTACAATAAGCAGCCTCAAGTAATGCCAAGTTGGGAGGGGCTGACCTAGCTACCCTGTAAGCAAGCCTGAGTCGCACTCATGGAGCACCAGATCGATGGCGTCGAACTGGTCAGCAAAAAAGTTACAAAACAGCGATTCAGGGCATCAATCTTTAATGCTTGGCACAACCGTTGCGCTTATTGCGGTCGCCACGCCACTACAATTGATCACGTAAAACCAAAAGCAAAAGGCGGGCTCACGATTCCCGAGAATTGCGTGCCCGCCTGTCTTTCTTGTAATGCATCTAAAGGTCATACATCGCTGTGGACATGGTGGACAATGCAAGGCCATTGGAGCTGGTATCGCGCTCAGCAGGTTTACGAGTGGGTCACTGGAATCGGTTGCCCTTCAAGTGTTCAATATAAATTTGAGCCTGCCATAGATCATTGGCATACCGGCATATAGCACCACCTGGCATGCAGGCGGCATAGCGCACTTCGCCAATACCCGGCTCTTCACCAGTTTCAATATAAAAGCCTTCGCCGCAGTCAATCGCCCCTGTAGGCACTGCAGTCTCTTGCGAATCGGCCACCGGATGCTCTCCCCTCTGGAAACCCTAAATCACATCTTGCCGCAACCGCCTTCCAATGTATGCACTGCTGGCAATATGGATGGCTGTCGTCAATCGCGCGAGCATCAGCGTAAAGCTGCTCAGCTTCTGGCACGGCGTCATCGAGGACGGTCGATTCAAGCGGTAAATCTAATTTGCCCTTTTTAGTTTTAATGCGAACCCGCCAGCCAGGTGGTGCCTCGTAGAGCACCATCCGACCAGCGTGGTAGCGCAGACTCGCCATTTCTATACGGGTATTTCCCGAAGTTTAGAGATCAAGTCATCAATTGTCCCATCATTAACAAGAAATTGATCAAATTGGTTGTAGTCTTCAAGACTGCCTTCGCTGGCGTGACCGTGCTCGCGCGGTACATCAGGGCGATCAATTCGCCACATTTCCCCGCCAAGTAGCTTGATCATCGCGGCTTCATTAGGGAAACGCACGTCGTCAGCAACAACCGCTTGATGCTGCAAGGCGCGACCTTTCCAGCAGCGCACCCAAATTTCGGGATGAATGCACTGCCGCCCCCACTCCGTGCCAAGTGTTTGCAGCATGTGCCTAACGCTTACTCCGGCATCGCCAACAACCACCTGCTTGGCCTGATGGACAAGATAGTTGGCGCCATATTTGTCGTAGCCGAGTGATTCCAGCATTGGAATCAGCATCAGCTTGAGAGTCTCGGCAAAAGGCACGATGACGTAGCCACGCTTTTCAAGTTCACCGGCAACAGTTGACTTACCCGACTGCGGCGCCGGGCTATAAAGACCAATAATTTTTTGCATTAAAGCGTACCAGTTGAAATATGACCAGCGCGCATGATTTCAGCAGTATCGGACTTGAACCGTTCCCATAGTCCGGTATAAGTGCCGCGCAAGCCAGG